GGGCGAGGACGACCACCGGGGGACCGCGCGATGCGCACGAACACCCTGCCCACCCACCCGAGCATCGTCGACCCGCGGACGGGCGATCCGCTGCGTGCTGTCGGCATCGTCGGGGGCCGCCCTGTGTGGCCGATCATGGGCGCGTCCGGCCCGATCCCCGGCGGCGGTCAACCGGCCGCCCCGCCGGCGGCGCCACCCGCGACGGGGACGCCCACGCCGCCCGCTTCCAACCCGCCCGCTGCCAGTACGCCGGCAGCCCCTGCGGCTCCGCCCGCTCCCGCTCCGCCGGCCGCTGGCGCGACGCCTACGCCGAACGACCAGGGAGACCAGCCTCTCGGCCCGGCAGGGCTGCGAGCGCTGGAGGCGGAACGAGAGCGCGCCGAGGAACTCACCCGGCAGTTGGCGGCGGTGAACCAGAAGGTCACCGAGTTCGAGCAGGCCGGAATGAACGACCTGCAGAAGGCTCAGGCCAAGGTCGCCGAACTCGAGCAGAAGCTCGCGACCGAGAGCACGGAGCGACTCCGGCTCAAGGCCGCGACCGACCACGGGGTCCCGGCGACGCACCTGCACCTGCTGACCGCGACCGACGAGGCCTCGCTGAAGGCTCAGGCGGCGTCCGTGCAGGAGCTGCTCACTAAGGCCGGTGTCGCCGCGACGGCACCTGCGCCGCTGCCCGGGCAGGGCACGCCTCAGACGCCCGCCGCGCCGACTCTCACGGCCGGTGCGGCGCTCTACCAGTCGCCCTACCAGAACAACACGAACACCTGATCCCGGAAGGGGAATCATGGACCTCAGCATCAAGACTGAGGCGTTCCAGCAGGACGACCAGTCCTGGCTGGGGTCGGCGCACGGCACGCAGTCCGCGCGCACCGTCACCCTCGACGCCTCGGCCTTCACCGCCGGAACCCACTACCCGAACGGCTACATCCCGTCGGGCACAGTGCTCGCCTACCTCGCGGGCAGCACCACGAAACTCGGCCCGTACGACCCGTCGAACACCACCACCGAGCCGGGTGTCGCCGTCGGGTTCCTCTTCACCGCGGTGAAGGTCCCGGCCGACACCAGCAAGCCCGTCGGCGCGGCGCTGCTGACCCACTGCAGGGTCCGCACCGCCAAGCTTCCGTTCCAGTCCGGCAAGGGATCGATCGACGCCAACGGCAAGGCCGATCTCAAGCTCGCCGAGTTCGTCTGAGAGGGGTGACGTAAATGCTGATCAACACCGATTACATCACCCCGGTCGAGCTGACGGGGTTCGTCCGCGCCGCGTTCGCGGACCTGCAGGTCAACCAGTTCACGCTGAGCCAGTACCTGCCGAACCAGTTGGTCGATGACCTCGACTTCCGGCTCGCCCGCGGCGGTGCCGGGCTCGTCGAGGCCGGCGAGTTCCGGACCTACGACGCCGAGTCGCCGATCGGTTCGCGGCCGGGCATCGCGCGGATCTCCGGCGAACTGCCGCCGCTGTCCCGCAAGATCCGGCAGGGCGAGTACGACCGGCTCCGGCAGCGGAAGCTGGACGGTGCGATCCGGCAGGCGATCCTCAACGATGCGCTCACCATGACGCGTGCGCTGTCGGCCCGGATGGAACTCGCCCGCGGCGACGCGTTGGTCAATGGGTCCGTCACGATCAACGAGAACGGCCTGAACGGGTTCGTCGTCGACTTCGGTCGCAAGGCCGGGCACTCCGTCACGGCCGCGACCCCGTGGAGCAACACCGCTTCCGCGGTCCCGGTCACGGACATGATGTCCTGGCGTGACACCTACGTCGCGACCAACGGCACCGAGCCGGGCGTCGCGGTGACCTCGCGTCGCGTTATCGCGTACCTGATGCAGAACGCCCAGTTCCGCAACCTCGTGTTCCCTGGCGCGAACCAGCCGTCGCTGGTCACTCAGCAGATGCTGCAGGACGCGCTCGCCGCGTTCGGTCTTCCACCGATCCGCGTCTACGACGCGCAGGTGTCGGTGAACAAGTCCGCGCAGCGGGTCATCCCCGACGACAAGTTCCTGTTCCTCCCGCCGGACTCCGGCGACAGCCAGCTCGGCCGCACGATGTGGGGCACGACCGCGGAGTCGCTCGAAGCCGAGTACGGGCTGTCCGGGAACGAGCCGGGCATGGTCGCGGGGGTCTACACGGAGAAGGACCCCGTCGCGCTGTGGACGAAGGCGGCCGCGATCGGCATCCCGGTGATGGCGAACCCGGACCTGTCGTTCGTCGCCGACGTGGCGTAGGGGGTGCGCGAGATGGGAAACCAGTTGCGCACCTTCGTGCACGTCGCTGACGAGCACGGCGAGATGCACGCGTTCGGGCCCGACGACAAGCTGCCGAGCTGGGTCCGTTCGGCTGTCACCAACCCGAAGGCGTGGGCCGAGCCCTCGGACTCGCCGGAGGAGACCGATCCGGGCACCAGCGGTGAAAGCGGCGGTGAGGGCGACCTCGTTGAGCCGCCGCGGTCCGGCAAGGGTTCCGGTGTCGAGGCGTGGCGCGAGTACGCCGTGGCGCTCGGCTGGTTCGAGGAGATCCCGGAGGACGCGAGCCGGGACGACATCGTGCAGTCGATCGACGACGAGCGGAAGCGCCGCGCTGAGCAGGGCAAGGAGTGATGCACGGTGGCCACGTACGCCACGGCCGCTGACGTGGCCACCCTGCTCCTCGTCGACTTCAACGCTGCCGAGACGGCGAAGGCGGAAGCGCTCATCCGCTACGTGTCGGCGATCATGCGCAAGCGCCTCCGCGGCGTCGGCGCGGACCTCGACGCGGGTATCGCTGACGGCTCGATCGAGTCCGATCTCGCCGAAGGGGTGTGTGTCGATGTCGTCGCGCAAGCCGTCGAGGTGAAGCGGGGCGTGAAGAGCGAGGCGCATCCCGAGTACACGATCGTTTTCCAGGACGGCACCGCCGCGAACCTTGACCTGACCGCTGGCCAGATCGAGCTGCTCACCCCGACCGAGCAGGACGCGAATCACGTGCGCGGCAAAGCGTTCTCCGTCCACCCCGGATAGAAGGACCACGCGAATGTCCGACGACAGCAACACCGGCGACATCGTGATCGAGCCGACCACGGTCGAGCTGTACGACACCGACGGCCGCCAGTACTTCACTGCGGCCGGTTCGGTGTTCGCCGAGAACGGTTTGAAGGACGGCACGCTCACCGCGGAGCCGCCCGCGCAGGGCGAGGAGGCGAACCCGAGTGGCCCCGAAGTACCCCCAGCAGGTGACCCTTCGAAATCCGGGAAGCGGTCCAGGAACAGTGGATCCGGTGACGGGGACAACCCGCCCGCCTGACCCGGTCGACACCCGGTCTCCGGCGAGGCTGTCGCAGAAATCCGTCGTTGACTTGGGTTCGCAGACCGAGATCGCCGGCCAGCAGACCACAGTGGTGTCCGCGTGGACGGTCCTCGTTCCTCCGGACAAGCCGCTCACCTCAGCCACGGTCGTCATCGACGAGACCGGCACGCAGTACGCGATCGAAGGCGACGTCGCGCGCCGCCCCAACCATCGCCCCGAATTCCTCGCCGCGTCCACGCGGCTCATATCCGACATGCAGCAGTAGGAGGGGTGTGGCGATGGCCGCAACCGCGAAAACCGTGTCCAAGGTCGGCTACCAGTCCGTGCTCACGGACCCGACGCCGACCGCGATGGACAACGTCAACGGCAACAGCTTCGTCAACGGCGGAAAGCTGTGGCTCCGCATTACCGCGCCCGCGGGCGGCGGCACGGTCCAGGTGGCGTTCAAGGACAAGGTCGACGGCCAAACCGTCACGCCGAAGACGTACACGCTCAGCGCGAACCAGGTCGGTGTGATCGGCGGTTGGCCGATCAACCTCTACGGCGCGACCCTGATCGCGACCCCGTCGGCGACCGGGTTCACGGTCGCGGCGTTCAGCCTGTAGCCGTGGCCAGCTTCCGCGTCACGGTCTACCCGGACCAGGCGGTTGCCGAGGCTCGGCGTCTGTCCACTCCGGACCGGGTTGAGATCGCGCACCAGATCGCTGGAGACGCACAAGCCGCGGCACCGGTCCTCACCGGTGCCTACCGGGACGGCATCGGCGTCGAGGCTGCCGGAGACCAGGTGTCCGTTGTGGACAACGACCCGGATGCTTTCTACAAGGAGTACGGCACGTCGGACACTCCGGCGCACGCGGTGCTCACCAACGCGGCGAAGGCGTACGGCAAGTACACCGGCTACCAGCCGCGGAGGTGACCGTGACCGCTCCCGTGCTGCCGCACCTGGCCGGGCTGGCTCGTCAGCTTCTGCTCGCCGATCCGACGTTCACCGCACTCACGCCGGGTGGTCTCGCGTCGGCCGCGCCCGCAACAATCACGAAGCCGTTCGCGGTGATCCTGACGTCGGTGACGCCGATCGACGCGGCTGCCGGCGCGTACCGCGGAGATCTCGCGATAAACGGGTGCGCGTCGATCCCTTTCGGCGACAAGGAGCCGCTCACCGCGGCGTGGGACATCGCGGCCCGCGCGGCGGCGCTGCTGGCCACTGTCCGGAACGCCAGCTACGAACAGGTGCGGTACTCGGCGCGGGTCACAGACGGCCCGATGGAGATGCCGCTCGACAAGACCCGCGGCCCCGCGACGCCAGTGTTCGGCGTGCAGGTCCGCGCGGAGCTTCTGATCCACGCCCACTGACCCCCGGCCCGCCGTTGGGGTGGGGCGCCCTGCGCGGCGGGTCGGGCCTTTCTTCGCGAACCGCGCGCGGAATCTCTTGCAGGGTGCCCCTTTTCCTTACCCAGACCCCGCGACGTGCGGGACTACAGCAGGAGGACGAATGTCCGACTACGCGAGCCCGAGCGATTCGCGCTTGTGGCTGGACGGCGACGCTTTCCGCGCGTCCGCCGGTACCGCGCTTCCGGCCGACATTTTCGCGACCGCGCTGCCCGGTTGGGATGCGTTCGGTGGCATCAAGGCCGGTTTCAGCCGGGAGCCGTCGCAGGACAACACGAACCTGACCGTGTGGAACAAGAAGGGCACGTACCGACAGAAGAAGGGCGAGAAGACCGAGTCGATCAAGTTCCGGCCGGTCGACGTCTCGAAGGCCACCGCGCTGACCTTGCTGCAGGGCGGGTCCATCGCCGAAACCTCGACCGGGTCCGGTATTTGGGAGTGGATCGAGGGCAACGACGAGCCCTTCGCGCTAATCATCCGCGTTCAGGACGGAAGCGAGTGGAAGGGCTTCTACCTCAAGAAGGCCGAACTCGCGACCAAGCCGCCGGAGACGATGGACGGCGACGACCTCGAAGGCTGGGACCTGGAGGTCATCGACCTCGTCCCGGACGACGGCAGCCTGTCCATCCGCAAGTTCACCTCGTCCAACCCGCTCGCCTGAACAGGAGCTGAAGCATGACGCAGGGCGCCCCCCGCACCACCCGCAAGACCGCTCCGAAGCCGAAGGCCCGGCCTAACCCACTCGTCCGCGAGTCCGCTTCGGACCAGGAACTCGACCTCGACCAGTGGCTCGGCACGCGTGGCCTCGTCGGCAAGCGCGTGATGAAGGTCGCCGGCGAACCGTTCGAGTTCGTCCGGGCGGCCACCGGCGCTCAGTTGACCGCGCACAACGAAGCCCGCGGCAAGGGCGACGTCATCACAGCGATGGCCGCTCTGCTCGTCGATCCCGATCGGGCAGACGCCCTCACCGAGGCATTCGACCGGCAGCGCCAGCCGATCACACCGGATGGCATCAGCGACTATCTGGCTGCGATGCTGAACTTCGTGGTGTTCGGCACGACGGATCCGCTCGGCTCGGAGGAGGAGAAGGCGGGGGAATCTGGGGCGTCCTGACCGCGGTCATCGGACCGTGGTGGGACGCCGTGCTCACCGACTTTCTCCAGTACTTCCGCCAAGATCTCCGCGAGGTGTGGCGCACGATGCCCGCTGCGGACCTGGCCGCGTTCGTGCGCCGCCTTGTCCGGATCCCCACCTCAGCGCTCGCCGATCTGCTCAGCGACGGCGAAGCCGCGTGGGGCCCGCACGAGGAGAACACGGCGCGGCTGCTCGAAGCGCAAGATTATGCGCTGCAGCTGACGTGGAACGACCGCACCATCGACCCAGACGACCCGGAACTCCGTAAGGAACGCGCGATCGCGAAACGGAACGGGTTCAAGCCGCCGCCGTTCCCGATGATTCCGCCGAGCGCGCTGCGGCCGCCGAAGCTCGCGCAGGCACGAGTCGACGCGTATCTCGCCGAGGTGCATCGCTACCAGAACCCACCGAAACCAGAGGCTGACGTGATCCCTCTCGACGAGTGGGAACGCGCCAAGGGGATCGTCACCGAACACCAGTAGACACGGGGGTGATCACGTGTCCGGTGGAAAGATCGACATCCTCGTTGAGCCGGACACTCGTGGTTTCCCCGAAAAACTCGGCGGCAAGCTCCGCAGTGCCGGTGGTGCGCTCGGAACTGTCGCGAAAGGACTGGGGCTCGCGGTCGCCGCGGGCACCGCCGTTGCTGCTGTCGGGCTGAAGAAGGCCATCGACATCGGCATCGAGTACCAGTCGAGCCTGAACGAACTGCAAGCCGTCAGCCACGCGACCGGCGAGCAGATGGCGCTCGTCGGCGACACTGCGAAGCGTCTCGGCGCCGACATGGACCTCCCGGCCACGTCGGCGGCTGACGCGGCGGCGGCGATGACCGAACTCGCCAAGGGCGGGTTGTCGGTCGATCAGGCGATGACCGCGGCGAAGGGAACGCTTCAGCTCGCCGCAGCGGCGCAGGTCGACGCGGCGAGCGCTGCGGAGATCCAGTCGCAGGCGCTCAACGCTTTCGGGCTGTCCGCGGACCAGGCCGGGCACGTCGCCGACGTGCTCGCCAACTCCGCGAACGCGGCGTCCGGCGAGATCACCGACTTCGCGCAGGCCATGTCGCAAGTCGGAGCGGTGGCGCATCAGTTCGGGCTGTCGATCGACGAAACCTCGACCGCGCTCAGCCTGTTCGCGAACGCGGGCATCAAGGGCAGCGACGCGGGCACGCTGCTGAAGAGCGCGCTGCTCGCGTTGGCGAACCCGTCGAAGCCCGCGCAGAAAGCCATCGAACAGCTCGGCCTGAAGGTCTACGACGCGCAAGGCAAGTTCGTCGGCCTCAAGTCGCTGTTCGAGCAGCTGCACACGGCGTCCGAGAAAATGACGGACGCCCAGTACCAGCAGGCGACCGCCACCGTGTTCGGGTCGGACGCTGTGCGGCTCGCCGGCGTCGCAGCGGGCGTGACCTCGGACCAGTGGGACCAGATGGCCACTGCGGTCAGCCGGTCCGGCGGCGCCGCGGACGTTGCTGCTGCGAAGACAAAGGGTCTCGGCGGCGCCATCGAGGGCTTCAAGTCGCAGCTTGAGACGACGGCGATCGACATTTTCGAGTCGATCGGGCCGCCGCTTGAGTCCGCGGTGCGCATGGGCGCGGACGCGGTCGAGAAGTACGGCCCGGTCGTGTCCGACGGCCTCGCCAGCTTGGTGAAGCAGGCGGCGGACGCGGGCAAGGAGTTCGGTCCGGGGATCGCGAAGGGCGTCGGTGCTGGCGCGGGTGAGGTCGCGTCGGCGGCGGAGCGGCTGCTGAAGCCGTTCGTCGATCCGGCGAAGGCTCTCGGCGCGCGCGGCCTCGAGGTCGGCAAGACGATCGTCGGCGGATTCGTGGACGTGGCGCGGCAAGCGGTCGATGTCGCGGAGCCGCTCGCGAAGGGCGCGGCGAAGATCGGCGAGGGGTTCGCGTCCGCGGGCGGCCCGATCGGCGCGGCGCGGGAAGCGCTCGTGCTCGGGTACGGCGCGGCGAAGCTGGTGCTGCAGATCGTGCAGCCGCTCGCCGAGGGCGTCGGTGCTCTCGCGCAGTTCTTCGGCAGCCTGCCGGGCCCGATCCAGACCGCGGCGTTCGCGCTGCTGGCTATGAAGGTCGGTCCGCCGATCATCAACAGCATCCGTGACCGGATGTCGAGCCTTGGCACCGAATCGGACGGGGCGTCGCGGAAGGTCGGGCTCGTCGGCTCGGCGATCGGCACGCTGACTGCGCCTGTGCGCGCGGTCGCTTCCGGGATCGGCGGCGCGGTCGGCACGCTGCGCCAGTTCGGCAACGAGGCTGCCGCGCAGCGTTCCATTGCGCAGTCGACGTCCGGGTACCTGAGCTTGCAGGCGAACGGTTTCCGGTCGTTGGCGAGCGAGGCGGCGGCATCTGGCCAGTCCGTCGGCAGGGCTGGCTCGTACATGGCTGCGTTCAACACGAGCACGATCCCAGCTGTCGCCGCGGCACGCGGGTTTGTGGAGCAGACCCGGTCGATCCGTGATGGTGCGGCTGCTGCGGGGACGCCGATCAGCGCGATGGGCGCAGCGATGGGCACGATCGTCGAGCGGTCGTCGGCCCTGTCGGCGGCGCGCGCTGCGTTCGACAATGCCTCGGGCGGCGCGGAGCGGTTCGGGAAGCTGGCCGGGACTGCTGCTGCGGGCGGCAGCCTGCTGAAGTCGGCGGCATCCGGTCTGATCGGCGTGTTCGGTGGCCCGTGGGGTCTCGCGCTCGCCGGTGCGAGCGTGGTGTTGTCGCTGTTCTCCAAGAAGCAGGAGGAGGCGGCAGCCAAAGCCTCTGCGTACAAACAGAAGGTCGACGAGCTGACCAACGCGTACAAGCAGTCGGGCGGTGTCATCGACAAGAACATCATCGACACCAATAACAAAGCGTTGGCAGACAAGAACGTCGCGCAGAACGCGACACTCGCTGGTAGTTCGTTCACCCTGTACGCGGCCGCAGCTAACGGTAACTCAACGGCGCTCGAGGAAGTCACGAAGTCTTCTGACAAGGCGATCGACTCTATCGGCAGGCAAGCGCGGTTGACCGACACGCAGATCAAGGGTCTGCAAGATGTGAACCACCAGCTGCTGCAGAACGGCGGCACGTACGCGGACGTCCAAGAGCAAGTTGAGAAGCTGTACACGACGATGGGGGACACTGGTCACGGCAAGGCCTCGATCGACACTCTCAGCGAGGCGCAAAAGGGTCTTCTTACGCACATCCTCGACGGAACTGGTGCGCTCGGCGAGCAGATCAAAGCCAATCGTCAAGCACAAGAAGGTTATGAACTCCTAGCGTCCGCCGCAGCCGGTGTTTCGACTCAGACTATTCGCCTCTGGGAAGCGCAGGAAAGGCAGGCGCAGTCGGCACTTAACGCTGCCGATGCGAGTCTGACTTATCGTGATTCTCTTGCTGAGCTGAAGACGGCCCAAAAGGCATCCTCTGACGCTCTGAAGGATCACGGGAAAACCAGCGAGGAATACGCAGCGGCAGCACGCGCCGAAGAGCATGCTCTCCTCAACGTGATCGCAGCCAAAAAGGCCGAGGCGACCGCCAACAGCAAAGCGGCCACGGACGACGGAAAACTGGCAGAAGGTCGCGCGGCGGCGAACGCCGAGGCTGTCCGGCTGGCTGAGACCTACAAGGACAAGATCCCGGACGCGCTCCGCACGATGATCGCGGGCATGGACGCGACATCCGCGTCCGCTGCAGGACTGCATGTCAGCTTCAACGATCTCGGCGAGGCGGTGTACAAGCTCCCGGACGGCAAGGAAATCAAGGTCAACGCCGATGTCGTCGCGGCGCAGTCGGCGATCGACAAGCTGCCGGAGTACGCCGCGGGGGTCACTGGCGTCATGCCGGTCGACGCGAATGTCGATCCGGCTACTGGCAAGGTCAACGCGACCGTCCAGTACGCGGACGGATCTATCGGCGTGATGACGGTGGACGCGAACAAAGACCCGGCCACCGGCAAGACGATGATCGCTGTTCAGTACGCGAACGGTGCGCGCGGCTACATGACGGTCGACGCGTTCAACCAGGGCGCAAAAGACAAGACTCTCCAGGTAGTCCGTTTCGCAGACGGCAGCGTTGGTGTGATCACCGTCGATGCCAAGACTGGGGCAGCGAACGCGGCGATCGATTACGCCGCGCGTCCCCGCGAATCGATCATTCGGGTGAAGACGGTCGGTGGCGGCGTCCAGAACATGCCGGTCGGGTACCGACCCGCGGGCGGCATGGCGATGGAGGCGGCCGGCGGGATCCTGAAGACGTATGCCGCTGGCGGTTTCGAGCGGCTGCGTCCGATGCGCGCGGGTCTCGCGGACATCGTCCCGCCGAACACGTGGCGGGTCATCGGCGACCGGGTGCGGGACGACGAAGCGTACATCCCGATCAACCGGTCCAACCGCAGCCTCGCTCTCCTCGAGGAAACGGCGCGGCGCATGGGATTCGCGGTGATGCGCCGGTACGCCACTGGCGGGATCGCGGCACAAACCATGGGCGGCAAGGCATCCGCGGCCGGGTTGTCCGGTCCGCTTCAGATTTCCGGATCGCTCAACATCGGCGGCGTGCTGGTGCCGCTTATCGACGCGCGGATCGAGGCGGCAGACCACGCGTCCGGGTCTGACTTCGCTCGCGGTCGCAGAACTTAGGAGGACCAAGTGGCTTTCGAGCAGCGCGCCACGCGCGACTACTTTTCGACGGCGCTGCTGAGCGCGGCGACCGTGTCGAGTTCGACGCTCCAGTCGGTCGACTTCGTCGGCCTGGACACGGATTACGGCACCAACGGCAAGTATCTGCCACTGGTGTTGCATGACGACACGCTCGGCGCGTACGAGGTCGTGTGGGTCACCGCCCACAGTTCGGCCTCGAACACGGTCACCGTCGCGCGCGGCATGGAAGGCACGACCGCGCAGGCGTGGGGTGCGGGCACTCGTATCGAGGCCGCGCCGACGTCGTACGACACGGTGTTGGCCCGGACGTCGTCGTCGATGCCGTCGGATTCTCCGATCGGCGGGCGGGTGATGCGCGGCGACAAGAAAGACGTGGCCGAGCGCGCGAGCGGCTTGTGGGCGCCGTCGGTCGGTGTCGCGTTCGCGGCGGACGCGGGGCCGCGGCGAAGCGGGACGATCCCGGATGGGTCGGCGGTCCTGCTGCGCGGCGGCCACAAGGTCGGCACGACTGGTACGAACGGCCTGATCACTGTGGCGCACCAGTCGCCGTTCCCGAACGGGACGATCGCCACGGCGCTCGGCGTGGTGAGCACTGGCGTCCCGGCGGTGGCGGTGGTGTCGTCGGAGACCGCAACCGGGGTGACGATCGGGTTCTACGCGATCTCGACCGGCGCGAACGTGGGCTCGGGCGTGGCGGTCGCGTTCCAGTACATCTCGATGGGGTTCTGACCCATGGCGTGGGCGCGCGGCGCGCGGGCGCGCGAAGCGTGGGCCGCGCGGGGCAGCGGCTCGTCGGTGCCGCCGGGCCAGCAGAGCGCCCCGCCTCCCATCCCCGGCGGCACGCCAACCTGGATCTACACCCCGAACCGCACGCTGGCGTTCGGGTTGCGCGGGTGGGCCGGTCGCCTGTCCCCGGTCTCCTACCCGGGCGGCGGCATCAGCATCCGGCCGGTGCCGGACCGCGGCGTCATGGAGGTCACCGCGTGGTGGCCGGACGCACCTTTCCTGAGCCTGGTGCGTCTGCGGATCGACGGCACGCTCGAAGCCGTGCGCGGCGGCAGCCCGATCACCGTCACTGGCGTGACGCGCCGGAACTACTGCCAGAACCCGAGTTTCGAGGCCGGTCTCAACGGCACGCTGGCTGACCTCGGGGCGCCGACGCTGACACAGGTCACCGACGGAACCGCGACGCAAGGGAAGTCGTACCTGCGGGCGACGATCGCGTCGGCCGGTTCGTGCGGTGTCGTCGTGCCGAACAACCTGCCGCCCGGGATCGACCTCACGATCGGGTTCGACCTGAAGCTGTCCGCGGCCACGTCCGGTTTCACCGTTCAGGCTCAGTGGGTCGACTCGGGCGGCCTGCCGCTCACGACCTCGACGACGTCGCTCAACAGCAACGACATCAACCGCAGCGTCGGCCAGTTCGCGCGGCAGGTGGTGCGGTTGACGACACCGCCCGCGGGCGTGTCGGCGACGATCAAACTGGTCGCTGCCGGGCTTCCGGCGGGCGGGTCGGTGAGTCTCGACGGCGTCACCATCGAACGCCGGGTCACTGACGGCTCGTACTTCGACGGCGCGACCTACGGCGCGACGTGGCTCGGCGTGCCGGACCTGTCCGCATCCGCATTGGCACCGTTGTGCGTCATCCAGGACGGCGAATGCCCGGTCGACGAACCGGTCCGGTACGTGCTGGTGAACCCGTCCCGCAAGGGCGGGTCGATGACGTCGGGCGGCGCGACCTTGTCGTCGCTGGGACGGGTGTGGCTGACGCACCCGAAGAGCCCGTCCGCGCCGCTGGAGATCTTCTGCTCGAAGCGGCCGCTCCGCGGGAAAAAGGCCGGGCAAACGGTGTTCCAGGCGATCGACGACCCGCTCGCGATCACCGTGGCCCAGCGACGGCGCTCCGGGTGGGTGTCCACCGAGGACATTCAGATGTGGACGTTCGACGAGGAGTCGACCGCAGCCCTGTGGGCGTTCCTCGACGACAACCTGCCCTTGTTCCTCCGGTCGCCGGCGGATCACAACTGGGGCCCGGGGATCTGGCTGTCGCTGGACGACGCGAACGAAGACCCGGACGGCGCGGCCGACTGGCAGAAGTGGATCAAGATCAGCTCTCCGTGGGTGCAGGTCGCCGCGCCCGCGGTGTGAAAGGCGGACGCGGTGTGGCAGTTGAGTGACCGGGCCAGGGACATCCTTGGCGCGAGCCACACCATGGACGTCAAGGCCGTGGTGCAAAGCCCGTACTTCGGGACGCGCACGGTGTCGGTGCTCGACGGCGAGGTGAACGTCGACTCGGGGAGCCAGGTGCGCCGCTCCGCGACGCTCGTCACCGACCCGGCCTTGTGGCCGGTCTCGCCGAGGGACTTGCTTACCCCATTCGGCTCGACCTGCGCACTGTGGCGCGGCATCGTCATCCCCGAACTCCCGGAACCGGAATGGATCCCGCTGGGGGTCTTCTTCCTCGACAAGTCGAAACGCGGCCGGGCCGCGGACAGCCGCACCGCGGTGTCGATCGACCTCGTCGACCCGTCGGCCCACATCGCGGAGGACAAGTTCGACGCGCCGATGCAAACCGCTGAGGGCGCAACCTACATCGGCGGGATCAAACAGCTGATCTGGGGAACGCTCGGCCAGGACTATCCCGTGATCGACTACACCGGCAGTACGCGCGTCGCACCGGTGATGGAGATCGAGAAGGAGCGCTGGGGCGACGGCATCGAGAAGCTCGCCGATGCTATCGGTGCGGAAGTGTTCTTCGACCAGATCGGGCAAGTCATCGTCCGGCCGGTGCCGACGCTCGCTGACGCCCCGGTCTGGTACGCGCGCACCGGTTCCGGTGGCAACGTCCTCACCACCGACGAGCAATGGACCCGTGACGACGTCTGGAACCGGTGGGTCATCAACGGCGAACGGTCCGACGGAAGCGAATCGGTGCACGTGGTCATCGAGGACACCGACCCGAACAGCCCGACCTGGGTCGGCGGACCGTTCGGGAAGAGGACCCGCTTCTACAGCTCGCCGGTGATCACCTCGCCTGGGCAGGGCACCGCCGTCGGGAGCGCGTTCCTGTCCAAAACCAAGGGCCTCGCTTGCACGGTGGACTTCAGCCTCGTGGTGAACCCCGCGCTCACCGCCGGGGACGTGATCGAACTCGACGACACCGAACTCGGCCGCGCGAACCACATCATCGACAAACTCACGATCCCGCTCACTGCCTCGGGTTCGCTGACCTGCTCGACCCGGTCAGACGTCGTGCTGCCCGCCGAATCGTAGGAGGGTCCATTGCGGATGGTCGATGCGTTGTGGCAGCGGATCGAGGATCTCGTTGCCTCGCAAAAGAAACAGGGCGTCGTGATCGGGATCGTCGGCAACAAGGTGCAGGTGAATGTCGACAACACGCTCCTGACGTTGCCGCGGTACAAGCACTACACCCCGGCGCTCGCCGACATTGTCGACATCGACGCCAGCAGACGCGGTGCCTGGATCGTGATCGGCACGCCTGCATGAACCGGCAGCCAGATCGAGGTGATGCCAAGTACGAGGGGGTCACGTGCTGTTCGCTGCCGATGAGGTCGACCCGAGCGCCGGGCCGCCTTGGCTCGCAATCCTGCTCGGCGTCCTCACTCTGATCGGTGTCCTGGTGACTGCGTATTCGCCGGTCGTGGTCGAACGCATCAAGCAGCGGCGTGCCAAGGAGCCGGTCAAGGCCGATGAGTCAGCTGCGCTTCCGGCCGCGCCTGCTGCGGTGCGCCGGACCGACCAGGCGCTCGACCTCGTCAGCGATGCGATGGCCGATGCGCGGCGCGAGCGCGACGAGGCGCAGGACGACAACCGTCGCCTGCTGAAGACGAACGCGAAGCTCGTGCAGGAAAACGCGGCCCTGAAAGGGCTGGTGTACCGGCTCGATCCGATGTGGAACGGGGAGATCCGTGGACGATCACCGCACTGACGATGCGCTCGGCCAGGTCCGCGAGGGCGTGCACGAACTCGCCGAGGCCGCGCCGACCGAGGCTCGTCGGGTCGTGCGCGTCGAGCTGAAACGCTGGTGGCCCAAGCTGATCATCTCTGTCGCGGTCGTGGTGCTGCTGATCGTTGTCGGCGGCGGCTACGCCATCGTCGACCTTTACTTCAAATCGGCTGCGACATCGGCGACGTTGTCGTCGTTGCAGCAGGCGCAGGCAGCGAAGGCGGCTGGGGAGAAGGCGAACAGCGAACTGCAGGCCCGCGGTCAGCCGACTGTGCCGATCCCGGACCCGGGTTCGGCACCGGACCCGACAGTGATCGCGCAGGCCGCGACCGCGCAGGTGCTGGCGTCGCTGTCCGGCCGATACGTCCCGTTCACCGATCTCGGTCCGGCGATCGCCCGATACTTCGCGGCGAACCCGGTGACGCCCGCGGGTCCGTCGCCGCAGCAGCTGTTCGATTCGATCTCTGCCTATTACCAGGCGAATCCGCCGACACCGGCCAAGGACGGCAAGCCCGGTGCGGATGGCGCGAACGGCCAAGACGGCGCGAACGGCAAGGACGGTAAAGACGGCCACACTCCGACAGCCGAGGAGATTCAGGCGATCTTCGCGGACTACCTGCGCCAGCATCCCGAGGCGTTGTGCCCCAACGGCGGCCAGTTCGCGCAGATCCGGGTGCAGCTCGCGGACGGCGGCGCGGCCGACACCTGGCAGTGCGTCGTCGCCACCTATCCCGCGCCCAGCAAGACACCGTCCACCACCCCGACTTCTCCCGGAGGCTGATCATGTACTTGACCTCGCTCGCCACGATCGCCCGCTCCGCCGGGCTCAAGGTGGTCGAGCAACCCGGATGGGAAAAGCGCGGCCACGGCCAGATGTCCGGCGTCAAAGCCGTTGTCTGCCACCACACCGCCGGGTCTCCGGCAGGCAACGCTCCCTCGCTCGGCGTGGTCCAGAACGGGCGGTCGGACCTCGCGGGCCCGCTCGCTCACTATGTGCTCGGCCGTGACGGCACCGTGTACGTCGTCGCTGCCGGACTTTGTTGGCACGCCGGTGCTGTGCTCAACAACGACTGGTCGAACAACTGGTCCGTCGGGATCGAGGCCGAGGCGACCGGCACCGCGGCGTGGCCGGAGGAGCAACTCGACGCCTACGCCCGGCTCTGCCGTGCGCTGTGCGCGGCGTACGGGCTGCCGATCTCTGCCGTGCTCGGACACAAAGAGGTCTGCGCGCCGAAGGGCCGCAAGTCCGACCCGAACTTCGACATGAGCACATTCCGCGCCCGTGTCGCTTCCGCAAACACCACCACGACCACTACCGGAGGTTTCCTCATGGCACTGTCCGATGCCGACCAGAAGTTCATCTACGACAAGGTCAAGGACATCGACTCGACCCTCGGCGCGGTCTACGCAGCAACCGGAGGCAAACAGACGTTCGGCTCGGCGTTCGTCGAGATGATGAAGCGCGTCGACTTCCTGTGGTCGGTGGCGGCGAACACCCCGGACCTCAACCACGACGGCAAGCAGGGCGACGTGTCGCTGGTGAACTGGCGGCAGTGGCAGGCCGACCAGGAAGCCAAGCAGACCGCGGCACTCGACGAGATCCGCGGGCAGCTCGCGGCTCTGACCGCGAAGCTCGGCGCGTGACCGGCCAGCACGCCGACCCGATCGGCGCCACCGAGCCCGTCGCGATCGCCGAGGCCGTGCGGGCACTGCTCGTCGCGATCGTCACCACCGGCTGGATCGTCATCCCCGACACCACCATCAACGTCGTGGTCTCCGTCGTCGGATTCACAGGCTCCGTCGTCTCGACGGTCCTCGCCCGCCGCAAAGTCTTGCCGCTCGCGAAACTCGGCCCCGACGGCGTCCCCGTCATCACCGTCGTCCCGCCAGCGGCCGACACGCCGAAGGAGGGCTGACCATGGTCGACCGCACCTGCCCCGGCTGCGCCATCAACGACGACCACCCGCGCCACCAGGCCGTCACCGAAGCCGGCGACATCGCCGCGTGGCACACCGACTGCCACGCCCTCAAAGGCTGCCCCGTCTGCGTGATCGCACGCCAGGGCGCGGAGAACCTGACCGGCGACGAGTACCGCGACCACCTCGTCGCCAACGGCGAGGCGATCAACGCTGCCGTGCAGGATCTGCCGCCGGGGACTCTCAACGAGGTGTTCGGGAAGGTGAACTGAGATGCCCAGCGGACTCAAGACGGCCGAGGCCGCCCGCTTGATCAACGCGTCCATGCGCGGCACCGGCTACGTGGCGCCGACCGGCGCGTCCAAAGTGGAGCTGACCACCACGGCGCCTAGCGCCACGGCGAATGGCACGCCCGTCTCCGGCGGCTCCTACGCCGACCAGGCCTACCCGACGTCCGGCGACACCGCGACCGCGTCGATCGCGAACTCGTCCGCGATCAGCTTCGGCCCGATGCCCGCCGTTACCGTCGTCGGCGCGAACACCAAGGACTCGAACGCCTCTCCGCGGTACAGCTGGTGGGGAACTCTCGGCACCAGCATCACCACCCTGTCGGGCGATTTGATCACGTTCGCGGCCGGGGCACTCACCTTCTCGCTGAACAACACGCCGTAGGCGGGCGACCGTGGCGGCACGTTCGGACGCGGCGACCGACCGCGTCAGCCTCGGTTCGGCGCCGTCGCCGACCGCGTGGACGATCGGCGGATGGGCGCGGATCGCTGTCGCGGCGGCGTCGAGCTTCAACCCGTGCATCAGGCTGCACTCGGGCAGCGGCGGCAACACCAGCTGGATCGTCGGGTTCAAAGGCAGCAACGGCCGGAATGTCGCTGTCTACTCGGCCTCGAACCCGAGCGGTCTCGTCGGTGCCGAGGTCAGCCTCGGCACGTGGGTGTACGTCGCCGCGACCCTCGGGTCCGCAGGGGCGTGCAGCTTCTACTACGGCACGACACCCGGTTCGCTGACGAAGCTGACCGGCACCGTGGCCAGCGGGACCACGCCCGACGGGCTGACGTTCTTCGGTCGGTCGCCGTCGGACGGATCCGAGTGGCTGAACGGCAGCTTGGCGTACTGGAGGATCTGGACGGCGGTGCTCACCGACGTCGAGATCGCGGCCGAGAGCCAGAGCGCCACCCCAGTCCGCTCGGGTGCGTGGGCCTCGTGGGACTTCGCCGCCGCGGCGCTCACCGACGGATCCGGCAACGGGCGGACCCTGACCGCGGGCACCACGCCGTTGGCCGCGGACACAGACCCGCCGCTCGGCGGCACCCAGAACACCACCCTCACGGCTGCGGCGACCGCGCAGGTGTCGGTCGGAGCCTTCGCTGCGCGCACCGCAGCACTGACCGCTGTCGCGACCGCGCAAACCGGCGTGACCCCGGCCGGGCAACGCCAAGCCAGCATGGGCATTGCTGCCGCGGCGCGGGGCGACCTCAGCCCATTCGCCAACCGGGCGCCCGCGCTCGACGTCGGAGCGATGGCGCACGCCGGCGTATCGGCGTTCAGAACCACCGCCGCCGTGCTCGACGCCGCCGCGGTCGCACAGGTCGACGCGAATGCGGCTGCCGAGCGGACCACCCTGCTTGACGTGGCAGCAGTCGCAGCTGCGGACCTGGCACCGCGGGCCGCGCGGTCTTCCGCCCTCGACGTCACGTCGACCGCCGAGTTCGCCGCGGCACCAGTGCGTGAAGCGCAGCCGGTGCTCAACGCGGCCGCCATCGCGGGGATGACCGCGCAGACACAGTCCGGCCAAGATCGGGACATCACCGTCGCCGCCGCACTCGCAGGCGGTCGCGTCACCGTCGAACTGCTTAAGGCAGGCCGATTCACTGTTGCTGAGCCGTCGTCGGCGTGGCACGTCCAGGAGGTCGGATGAAGACGCAGGACCGGCTCAGCCGTGAGTTCGTCCGCGCTCGGGTCACCGCGACGCTCGAGGACGGCACGCCCGTCGACCCGACGACCCTGCAGATCGAACTCGCGGTCGTGCCCGAAGGCACACGACCGGCGCCCGCGGACTGGCGGACCGCCGCCTCGCTCGGCAGCGGGATCTTCGGCGTCCTCGTCGGCCCCGGCGCCGTCGAGCTTGCGCCGGCCGACTACGAGACCTGGCATCGCATCACCGACACCACCGAGCAGTCCGTCGCGCCGTTCGGCCGGCTGCGCATCACCTGACCACGGGAGGCACCGTGTCCGACCTCGGCGACCACGCCATCTACGAACTCGACTACCAGGGGATCGTCGATCCTGACCGGGCTCGCATCATCGCGATCATCGGGAACTTCGCGGACTACACCGACCCGGTTGCTCGCGCCGAGGCGTTTGCGCGTGTGCAGACGCTGCTGCAGTTCAAGGCCTTGAGCCCTCTCACGAGCGAGCCGGCGCAGTGGGTAGACCGGTCGTCGCTGTCGGGCGGCCGCGAGCTGTGGCAGTCCAAGCGGGATCCGGATGCGTGGTCGCGTGACGGCGGATCCACCTACTACATGCAGTCTCAGACGGACGCGCCCTACCAGTCGCAAATCGTGCCGTAACCCGGCCGATCGCACACCAGCCTGGTCTTGAGACCGGGCGAAACAGAAGGCCCCCGCGCTCCCGCTTCGCAGCGGTTGAGCGCGGGGGCTTTCTGCGTGCGTTCACTTCCGGGAGCAGACGTTGCGCTCCATCGAATCGACGATCCGATCGGCCTTCGTCCGGTCTCCGACGTTCACGGTGGTGTATGAGACCACTTCGTCACGGCTCATGTGCTTGAGATTGTCGCAAGCTGTGTCGGTGGCGCGCCTCGTCGACGGCAGCAGATCCTGGATGTCATCCTTCGACGCGCTCGATCCGGGGAAGACGATCGCTGCGGAATCGCGTGCCACTGCCTCGTAGTCCGGGGCAGCGTGCTGGGGCGCTGCCCCGGAGCTGCTGGACAACGTCAGCGCGAGAGTGATCGCCACTGCAGCGGCGCCGAGCACGCCCACCACTGTAAGGATGAAGACTCGTCGTGAGATGACCATCGAAATCCCCTCAGCCCCACTTGCTATATGCGTTGAGTACTCGCGTTGATCACCGCTGGTGTTACAGGCAGCGGGACCGGCAGTTGTCGCGCACCCTTGCCCACGTTGTGGATAGGTACCTGCCGGTCCCGCCCCACCCGCTGAGCGGGTGGCTTAGTGGGCCGGTGACCGGGGAGTTCCGGTCGGTCACCGGCCCTTACCCCGCGGATTTCCGGACGCGGGGTAAACGCTGGCTACGTGCGCGCCTGAGGATCGCTCGTCGCAGCAGCCAGGCTCACCGGGTCGCCGCACACGCCTGCTTGCCAGAAGCGGCGCAGCATCCGGGAGTTTGGATGGCGGTGGCCTCCGGAGGGATTGCGCCGGGAGGAGGCCACCGCCGCGCGCCCCGTCCGTGGGGCGCAGCCGGTGCCGCGAAAGGGGTTGGGGGCACCCGCCGCGGCGACCGTCATAGCCGACCCATGTGCGACCCGGGAGCGGTGACCCCGCGGCGCGGGTACTTCTGGTTGACGTAGCGCACCCACTCGTCCGGGCTCGCATCCGGACCGGGTTCGACGAGCACGGGCCTGTCCTCCTTCGTCTCGGGTGCGTCGTCGTCCGTGCCGAGACCCTGGTTCATTTCGAGCCGCCCAGCTTGGCGAAGCTGCGGTACACCAGTCCGCACCCGCCGCATTCCCAGGTACGGGGCGACACCGTGCCGCCGCACGTGCGGCAGGTGAACTTGATCGGTCTGGGACGCGGAGGCGGAGCCGCCGCGGGGCGGGCGAACACTGAAGGGTTGTTCGTCCAGCGGTGCTTGAGTGATCCCGGGGCGGCGGGGCCGGGTTCCGTGAGCCGGCCGATCAGTTTCCGCACGTGCTTGGGGGTGACGCCGTAGCGCTGCCCGATCTCCTCGTCTGACAAGCCTGCCTGGTGGTCGCGCAGCAGCGCGGCATTGCGCTCTGCGTGCGACGACGTCATTGCGTGACCAGCCCGGTGCAGCCGGGACACCAGTCGGCATCAGCGAACCCAGCCGACCCAATTTCGCCGCGCTCGTGGCGTTCCGGGTACGGGTTGCTGCCGGAGCACCAGGGGATGAGCCACTGCGAGGAGTCATTCAGCTCCCGTTTCCAGTAGCGATGCACCGTCCGCCGGCGCGCAGAAGTCGGGTCGGAGTGCACCCGCAACATGAGGTCCGATGTGCGCATCGGATGCACAGCACCGGTCACCGCGGCAACCTCCTCAGCGGGCAGTTCGCCGCACAGCATGCCCATCACACGCCTCCCTGCTTGCGAAGGTCATCGAATGTCAGGTGAAGGTTCTTGACCACTCGACCGCCGGCAGATGCCGGGATCGTTGCGCTGGGACTGGCGACAGAGGGGTTGTCGACCGCGAGTACGACCGTGCTCTCGCCTGCGACGTTGGTTGTGATGCCTGTCGTGATCTTGACGGGCCGTCCGGTGGTGTCGACCGTGCTGACCCACCGTTCGTTCCGCCATCCCCGTTGCCGTTCCACGAGAGGTGAGCATGGTCCGACTTCTCATGAGTTTCAATAGAATCCATAGAATTATTGCGCAAGTGCATACTTTCGGAGTAGGAGACTGCTACTCACGGTCACGATTGCGAGCGGTTAGAGCCGCTAGTGGCGCTGTGACGTCGGTGATCATCTGTGCGATTCTGTGGATTCCACGAACGACGCACGGAGGACCGTGATGGAACTGACACACCTCTTCACCACCTCGAAGAACGGCGGCTGTCCTGAGCTGTACGCCACCGACCGCGGGACCTATGTGGTCCAGGGATCGCGAGTGACCGACCCGCAGGCCCTCGCGGCTCTTCGCAAGCGCGGTTTCCCCGAACACGAGACTGCTGTCGAGGTCCCCGCGGCGCTGCTCGATCATCTCAAGGGCGGCGCGTGACACGGCGGAACCTGAACCCCGACGACGAGTTCGCTGCGCTGCTGCGTTCGGTGCGGCGCTCGTCGTGGCGGTGGGAATGCCAAGGCGAGTACGCCGTCGACCGGCCAGAGGTCGAGCGGTGGCTCGCTGGCGAACCTGCCATCGAAACCGACGACGACCGGGCATGGCTCGCGCACCTCGCGCGGCTGCGCGCCGACGGCATTCCGTTCCAGCGTGTCCGCGTCTATCCCGACCCGATCAACGACTACCTCGCATGGATGCGCCAGGCCGTCGGCCCGAACGTCGCCGCGGGCGAGGATGTGCGCTGGCTTCCCGAAGCGACTGCGCACGAGCACGGCTTGCCGGGCTACGACTTCTATCTGCTCGACGACGAGCGGGTGGCAGTCCTGCAATTCGAGGACAAGGAGCTGGCCGGAGTGGTGGTCGACGATGACCCAGCCGTCCTCGCCGAGCACCGGGCGTGGCGCGACACGGCATGGCCGATAGCGACTCCGCACGCGGAGTACGTCACGATGGCGCGGTGACTGAGCGGGACCATCAGATCTTCGCGAGCGAGCTGCGCCGGCTGCGGGTCAATGCCGGGTTCGAGACCGGCAAGGAATTCGCCAGCGCCATCGGCTGGGTCGCGTCGAAGGTGTCGCGGATCGAGAAAGCGCGCATCATTCCGGCGGACTCGGATCTAGATGACTGGCTGCCCGCAGTCGGCGCGGACGACGAGACCGAGGCTCGTCTGCGCAGCGCGCTGGTCGATCTTCGGCTCGCTCGCGATCGCTGGAAGCAGCAGCTTCGGCGCGGCCACTCCGAACGGCAGCACGTCGAGGCGGTCGCGGAACGCGACGCGAGCTTCATCGCCTCCGTCGAGCTGTTCCTCGTCCCTGGTCTAGTCCAGACGCCTGGCTACGCGCGGCACGTCTTCGAGATGGCTGCGGAGATGCACGAGACGCCGACCGACAGCGACGACGCGGTTCGCGAACGGATCCAGCGTCAGGACGTGCTCTACGACCCGAGCAAGCGGATCGAGATCCTGATCGGGGAGTCCGCGCTGCGCTACCCGATCTGCGACGTGCCGATGCTGCGAGTGCAAATCGACAGGCTGCTCAACCTCGTCGGCCTGGCGCACGTCCGATTCGGCGTCATCCCGCTCGGCACGACGCTGCCGACGATCACGATGCACGGTTACACGATCCATGACGACACGGTGCTCGTGGAGGTCAACCACACCGAGATCACCGTCACCGAGACGGCCGACGTCGCGCTGTACCGGGACATCACAGAGAGGCTGTGGACGATCGCAGCCGCGGGTGACGACGCGCGAGATCTGCTGCAGCGCATCCTCCGCGCGCTCTAGCGCCCGGCGTCGAACGCTCGAACTGGGTCCGCGCGGAAAGTGGACGGTTTTTGGACGGTTCGGCCCCCAGTGTTTGAGCCGGTGCCTGGCCATGCGTGCGCTGACCAGGCACCGGAGTGCCCCCGGCAGGACTCGAACCTGCGACCTAGAGAGTCGCAGGAACATGATGGCGTTGTCCGCGTTAGTCGCTGACCTGCGATTTCTCTACCAGAAATGGCGGTGTTGCCCGCGTTGGTACGGGTT